TTCCCGTTTAGTTTGGTAGAAGTTATATAGATTTTTCTAGGTTCTTTAACTCGCATTGGATAATTCCCTTGTTAATTCGACGGTTTAAAGTATTGGCGGTTTTACGGTCGCGGTTCGTACATATCCGGCGACGATTCCCCACGTTTATTTTTCCTTCTTTCCGGTATAGGTTTTTCATATCAGACAGCCTTGTTTTTAAGGATAATTTGACCGGCTAATAATCGCCGTTTTTTAGCTTCTTCAAGCATTTTTAAAGCCTTCACCAATTCTTTTTTTTCCCATCGTGGTTGATTCCCTACGATCTTCTTAGCTTTTTCTACTGTCATAATTAACTCTCCTTTATTGATTGGCTGCAAAAAATGCCCTAGCGAATCCGCGAGGGGTCATTGATCGCATTTCTTTTGTTTTTTCAGATTTCCCACCATAGAGGCGGTGCATTTTGGAACCGTCGACGGGATCAACCGGTTTTTTCTCCGGTTCCTGAAAATCGCCCCACAAACAAGTCCTTTTCGTATAGGCATCTTCGGCGGGGTCGTCGCACCATCCGCCAAATTCGCATGGTTGAAAGGTCATTTTATGGTGTCCGATATAATGCTTTAGCCGGCCGACCGGATTTTCTAAGACCCAGAATTTCGGCTTATTGAGATAAACGAATCGCAAAGTAGCATCGACAATCGAAAGACCCTGGATCAACTGCTCGTTTCCCTCCTCGGCCTTCTTTTTCCAATGTCTAGCACCGGCCGCACTAAAGGCGGTACACACCGGAGCAGACAACAGACCATAAACCGATCCGATATCCTCTAAAGTCAAAAGGCGACAGTCGTCGCCATGCTTAAGATCAGTTTGAATGACGTTATAACCGGCGTCCCGATAGGGATCCGACCAGATCCCCGAATAATCGCATAAAGACAAAATCGTTTTTGTGGAATTATCCGGTTTTTTAGGTTCCGGTTGATGATTGGCGGTTTTTGCCCTGTTTTTTCCTAGTTTAGTTTGCATGGGTATATCTCCTTTTTATTTAATCTTTACCATATAGCCCACTAGCGAAAATGGGCTATGGGGTGAGACTGATCAAAGTAGTTGTTCTAATTGCTTTTTATAAATTTGAATTAACGTTTGGTCGTTATCCAAAACAGCACAAGCAAGTTTTTTGCTCACGTTATCGATTGTAGTAGCGACATCAAAAGATTTATCAAAGTCTTCTAACTCGGAACCCTGCAAAAATTCCCGCTCATTTAAATATGAATTTTCAACCCAATCATTTAAAATCGAAAGTTTTTCACTAATGACCTTTTCCGTGGGACACGTCACGGTATTGGACACGATATCAGACAGGGAAAGATTTTCTATAATGGACAAGAATACGCTTTGACTGAATTCAGTGGTAAAGGTTGTGAAATCAAAAGCATAATCCTCAAATTGCTCAAGATTCCACGCGTATGCTTCTAGGAATTCGTGAAAATCAGATTCTATCCAACATTTAAAGGTGCTAGTGACATCCGGCAAGATGATTGGGGAATCGTTTCCTTCTTCTTTTCTACATAATTCCTGATTCTCAACCCATGACTCGATTGCTTCAAAAATTACCCATTTATGTATGTCTACGCTTTGCATTGTTATCTCCTTTATTTAACACATATCTAAACCTATTATTATACCCTTAAAAGGGTGTATGTCTACTAATGTCAATAGCAAAACATGAATTATTTTCACGGGTGAAATGGTCCGATATTCAATAGCCTGGCATTGAATTCAATTGTTGAGAAGGGGAAATTAGGGGGAAAAATCTCTCCTAACGTTTCTACGCTCAAACGGGGGGAGGAAAGGGGAAGGCGGGAAATCGCCTCGTTGCTAGGTCTACGTTGATTTTCGGGGGTGGAGATACTAGGGCAAGGGGTGATCGTTTTATTTGCAGTAGCGAGCGTGTATGGCGGTGGGTTTTATACCACAAATCTGTGGTATGTTTGCAACAAATAGGGGTGTGGTTTTTATGCCACAGGTGGTGGTTTTTCTACCACAGCCATGATGCAATGCACAAAGCTAGTGTGCGGTGCAACAGAGCAATTTATTTCTAGACCCCCTCCCCCTGGGATTTTTAGGCGTAGGCTTGGAGCGACACAAAAAAAATTCTAAAACTTTGATTTACCCTTTCGTGGGTATACACTATGTTTCATGTGAAACACTGAGGGTTTGATTATGGGTGATGTAATTAACTTGAGGGACGCATTTACAGAGTCAGAGCGTGTAACGCACACGTTACCGATTAACAAGGATTGGGAGGCTTTTATACCAAAGACTAAGTTATTGCAGATTAGTGCGGAGTTAATTTTGGGTGTAAAGGAGGTTCGTAACCGTTGTGAGGAAGATTTGCATGAGTATATGGGTTTGTATTATTTAGGGGAGGATGACAGGCCGTCAAGTACCCAGGTTGGTGTATTAGCTTTTGCGGATATTGCGAGGATGTATGTTTTAACGGAATTTTTCAAGACGAGTACGGATATGATGGAAGAGTCGGATTTCAGGGATTTTGTATTATCGGATCCTAAGTTATGTCGTATTTATGAGTTATTAGTGGAGTATTTGAATGACGCAGATTGTTGATCAGAAGAAATACCAGTCAAATCGCCGATATATGGCGTGGGCATCATTAGCTATGATATTAGTCACTTGTATAGCGGTACTTGCGTTTCCGAGCCGTTTTGAGCCAGCTGAGAGTATTTTAATGATGTTGTTAGGGTCATTAAGTGCAGTAGTGGCAGCGTATTTTGGATTTAGTCATAAGAAATGAAGGGCAAACAATATAACATTATTTATGCAGATCCACCGTGGAGCTACAAAGAAAATTGGGGCAACGGTGCAGTTCACCATCATTATGATTCCATGACCGCTAAAAGTATTGCGGAACTTTCAGTGCAAAACATTGCCGATGATAATTGTCACTTATATCTCTGGTACACCAATTCGTTTGTGAGAGAAGCCCATGCCGTTTGTGATGCTTGGGGCTTTACATATAAACAAACGCTAACGTGGGTTAAACAGTATTCAAACAAAAACATTGAAATGGGGTTGGGTTATTATTTTCGAGGAGCAACCGAACACGTTTTGTTTGCAGTAAAAGGCAAATTACCACGCTTGCGAAAAGATTTGAAAAACGTTATAGAGACAGAAGGTAGTGCAGTTTATGAAATTAACAGCCGTAAGCACAGCGAAAAACCGCAAGTATTCAGGGACATCATTGTGCAACATTCTGGCGATCTGCCAAGAATAGAGCTATTTGCAAGAAATAAAACAGAAGGTTGGGATGTTTGGGGAAATGAAGTTTAATGATTACAGATACAAAATATAGTCGCGAAAATCCTTCGGATTTTTATAAGCGGTGTTTGGAATATTATATTCAGATGCACTCTACGACCAAGGCGTTTGATGGGCGTAGTATTAATAAGTTTGTATCTATTATAAAGACGTTGATTAGGAATCATCATTGTAAGACGTTATTGGATTATGGGTCGGGTAAGGCAACGTTATATAGTGATAATTTTGGTTTATTGACTGATATTATTGATCACCCGTTACAGGAATATTGGGGTTTAGATAAGGTATTTTTGTATGAACCGGCGATTAAGGGGTTAAGGGTATTACCGCCTAAACCGGTAGATTGTGTTATATGTACGGACGTTTTGGAGCATATTCCCCCACAGGATTTACATTGGGTAATAGATGAGATGTGCAGTAAAGCGACTGAGTTTGTGTTTTTAAATATTTGCACATTTCCGGCTATGAAGGTGTTCCCAGATGGCACGAATGTTCATGTGAGTGTGTTTGATCAGAATGATTGGCTTACTTTTTTATCCAGAAAACGTAAAAATTTTGAAGATTTAGTAATTTATGTGTATTTTGACGTATTAGAGAATGATGAAACGATTAGTCGGGCGTATAAATTAGATAACTATACGCCGGAGCATATTGATTTTAAGATTAATCGTGTAGAGCCGTTATCTATACAGGGAGGCATATAATGCTAGGTTTTTTAACACCGATTGCTAAAATTGCCGGTAGTTTGGTAGAGGGTCAGGTAGAGAAGTCTAAAGCTAAAGCAAAAGCTACGGTAGCCAGGGCAGAAGCGGAAGCGGAAGTGATGAAGGTTGCTGCTACGCATGAAGCCGGTTGGGAAAAGATAATGGCAGAAGCCTCGGCTGGTTCTTGGAAAGATGAGGCATGGACTATTTTATTTATCATTATTATAGGGGCATCATTTATTCCGTGGTGTAGACCCTATATTGCCGAAGGATTTCAAGCCTTAGAAACTGCACCGGATTGGTTTACTTATGCGATGTACGCTTCTATAGCGGCATCTTTTGGTATTCGTGGCATTAAAGGTATGAAGAAATGACTGTTAATTATCGTGGAGAAACGTTTTCGGGCTATAACAAACCTAAACGGAGTCGAAAAGGCGGTAAAAAATTCGTAGTATTAGCTAAAGTAGGCGATCAGACTAAGATGATACGGTTTGGCGATGCAAATATGACGATTAAGAAAGACCAACCTAAAGCTCGTAAATCGTTTAGAGCCAGACACAAATGCGATACTGATCCACCATCAAAACTTACAGCCAGATATTGGAGTTGTAAAAAGTGGTAAGTTACGATAAACCGATTACCCAATCGTCAATTATCCCACCAGAACGAAAACCGTTGGTAAAACCACAAGAACCGGTTAAAGAAGTACCACCACCTAAATCTACTAATCATGTAGATAAAACAGTGTAATGGCTAGAAAAGTCCCAAAAACTAAATAGGAGATTATTATGCCCGTTATGAAATCAAGCAAAGGATATAAATACGGTACTAGCGGTAAAACCTATAAAGGAAAAGGGGCAAAAAAGAAAGCAACTAAACAGGGATTAGCGATTCAAGCAAGTAAACGGAGAAAACGTTTAAAAGGCTAATAATGCAAATAAAAATACCGTATACCCCTAGAAAATTACAAAGAAACGCACATAGTCGTAAAGAACGTTTTGCTTTATTGGTATGTCACCGTCGATTTGGAAAGACAGTATTTGCTATTAATGAAGTCATTAAATGTGCGGCAATGTGCCGTCTTAAAGAACCGCGTTTTGCGTATATTAGCCCTTTATATAGGCAAAGTAAGGCAGTAGCGTGGGATATGGTCAAACATTACACCCGTCCTATACCAGAAGTAAAATACAATGAAGCGGAATTGCGTTGTGATTTACCTAATAACGCACGATTAACGTTATATGGCGGTGATAATCCAGATTCTTTGCGTGGGTTATATTTAGATGGCGTAATTATGGACGAATATGCCCAGATGAGTGCAAGATTGTTTCCAGAAGTAGTACGTCCTGCATTAGCTGACCGTAAAGGGTGGGCAGTATTTATTGGGACACCGCGAGGTCATAATAGTTTCTTTGATTTATATCAGAGTGTAAAAGACGATCCGGATTGGTATGTAAAAATACATAAAGCGTCAGAAACCGGTTATTTGGAAGACGAAGAACTAGTAGCAGCCCGTAAACAAATGTCAGAAGACCAGTATTTGCAAGAGTTTGAATGTTCTTGGACAGCTGCAATACAGGGTGCATATTACGGTAAATTGTTAGAAGCAGCAGAAAAAGAAAGTAGAATAGGCAAAATACAGTTTGATCCGTCGTTTTCTGTAGAAACATGGTGGGATTTAGGTATAGGGGATAGTACAGCAATATGGTTTGTGCAAAGAAATGGTGGAGAATTGCGTGTTATTGACTACTATGAAGCATCAGGAGAAGGATTAAATCATTATGTCAATGTGTTACAGGAGAAAGCTGCAACGGGAACATGGACATATAGTGACCATATTTTTCCGCATGATGTACGCCAAAGAAGTCTAGATACAGGGCGATCTAGAGTGGAAGTGCTATACAATTTAGGCATAGAGGCTAAGATAGTAAAGATGCACAAAGTGGAAGATGGGATAGAAACAGTGCGTAGAACGTTGAATAATTGTTGGTTTGATGACCTTCGATGCAGAAGGGGACTAGACGCATTACGTCAATATAGGGCAGAATACGACGAAACGAGAAGAACATTCCGGTTAAAACCGGTACATGATTGGGCATCTCATGCAGCAGATGCGTTTCGATACGGATGTATGTATTCACCGATCATGAATACATGGGACACATTAAATTATAGTAATTCAGGAATAGTTTGATATGGGTGCACCACTAGGAAATAAAAACGCTTCAAAAGAAAATCGCCAATTCCGTAATTCATTAAATCGTAATTTAAAAAGGTTTAAGGCTGAAGGCGTACCCGATGGAGATGCTTTGGGTAAAATTACACAAAAATTGATTCAATGTGCGATAAACGGAGAAGCCTGGGCAATAAAAGAAGTTGCAGACAGGTTAGAAGGTAAAGCACCACAAGCGATTGGTATAGCGGAAGTACCAGATGCAATAAGTTTAACTTGGGATCAAGGTGATGAATAATGGCTACGGCAATAAGTGACGAGCAGATTGCATCAATTTGCCGGTCAGAAATAGATAGTGCTTCAGGTTATGCTGGAGGAGAAATATCTAATGAACGGGCAGAAGCATTAAATTATTATTATGGGGAACCATACGGCGATGAAGTAGAAGGCCGTAGTCAGGTAGTAACCCGTGAGGTAATGGAAACGGTAGAATGGATTTTGCCGTCTTTAGCAAGAATATTTACCGATGCAGAAAATTTAGTAGAGTTTACTCCTACAAATCCAGATGACGTAAGTCAGGCAAAATTAGAGACTAAAGTATCCAATTATGTGTATTGGAAACAAAATCGTGGTTTTTATAATACTTATACGTTTTTAAAAGATGCGTTATTAAGTAAAACCGGTATTTTGAAGATTTATTGGGATGATTCCGATAAAGAAAGTAAAGAAAAATACGAAAATTTAACGCCAATGCAAGTAGAAGCTATGCAGATGGATCCTAATACTGAGCGAGAAGTATTAGAACTGGAAGAATTAGAAAATGGCTTAGTTAATGTTACTTTTAAAACTATTGAGCGAAACGGCCAAATTAGAATAGAACCGGTTCCTCCAGAGGAATTTGGTATTGCTCGATATGCTCGTACACCTTATACGGAAGATGTTAATTTTTGTTATCACCGTACACAAAAAACATTTAGTGAATTAGTCCAAATGGGTTACAGCCCTGATGTTATACGGACGTTGCCATTTGATGATGATGTCCAAACAGAGGAAGAACTTGCTAGACGTAATATGTCTGATGAGCAAGAACCATATGATTATGTTTCTGAAGAATCTATGCGTATGTATTGGATTTCAGAGTGTTACATTAATGTAGACCGTGATGGCGATGATATTGCAGAATTATTAAGGGTAACGTTAGCTGGTGGCCATTATACTGCGTCGTCAGCCCGATTATTAGGCATAGAAGAAGTAGATATTATGCCTTTTGCAACGTGTAGTCCTATTTTAATGCCACATAAATTTTATGGTTTATCTATTGCGGATTTGACAATGGATTTACAAAGAATTAAATCCGTATTGTTACGCCAAATGCTAGATAACACTTATTTAGCGAATAATACGCGAACTGCCGTTAATGATACCCATGTTAATATGGACGATTTATTAACGTCTAGGCCAGGGGGCGTAGTAAGATACAAAGGTGAAGGTGCTGCGTCGCAATATATTACGCCGATTCCCCATAATGCGTTGCCAAACCAAGCATTTAATATGATGGAATATTTAGATGATACGCGTAAACAACGTACTGGTGTGGGTGATGAGGTAGCAGGGTTAGATAAAAATTCATTATCGAGTATTAACCCTGGGGTTGCAGCTATGGCATATGATGCGGCTCGTATGAAAATAGAGTTAATTGCTCGTATTTTAGCGGAAGTAGGGTTTAAATCAGTATTTAAAATTATTCATAAATTATTATTAACCCACCAAGATATACCTATGATGGTTAATGTCGGTAATCAATTTGCAATGGTTAATCCGGCAGATTGGAAAGATAGAGAAAATACCAGTGTAACAGTAGGTACGGGTACGGTTTCTAAAGAAAAGAAAATGATAGCGTTAGAAACTATTATGAATAAACAACAGGAAATAGTAAAAAATGGAGGTTTAGGCACTATTGTTATGCCTCATCAGTTATATCAAACTGTAGCAGATATGGCAGATGCGTTTGGTTTACCCTCAGACCAATACTTTACTGACCCCAGAACCGTACCGCCAAAACCACCACAACCAGACGTTCAACAGGAATTAGCGATCGCACATTCCAAAGCATTGGCAATGGACGCACAATCAAAATTATTACAAGTACAGGTAACAGCAGCTAAAAACGAAGCGGAATCATCGTTAAAATTAAGGGAGCAGGAGTTAACTGCCCAATCTGATCGCATCAAACACAATATTGAAATAGAAAAAATGCGATTAGAGCAAATGCAAGCCGAAACACAATCGGAAGAAAAAATAGCATCTTTAGGTATACAAATAGATAAAAACGAGACAGAAGAACGTATTAAAGAAATGCAATTAGCATTGCAAGAAAACACAGAAACACAAAAACGAGAAGTTGAAATATTTAAAGCTAAAATTGATAGTTTAACAAAATTGTTGCAAACCGAAGCAAAAATTAGCGATAATCAGCAAAACCGTGATATGAATATGTTAAAAGATCAATTACAAAAAGATGTAAGTGATGGAGAAACATGACACCGGAAGAAGAAAGACGGCGATCAATATTTGCTAGAGAAATAATTGAAAATCCGTTATGGAATGAAACCATTACGTTAATTAGAAATAGATTAATGGAAATGTGGCAACATTCTGATTGGGAACAGACAAAAGAACGTGAGAACGTATATCAGCTATATAATGCTGTTAATTTGATACAATCAGAAATTGAAACCACATTAAAAACTGGAAAAATGGCAGAGATGCAATTAGAGGATAGACAATGGCTGAGAAGCAACCAAGTATAGAAGAACGAATTACTGCGGCTTTATTGCCACAAGAAGAAACGCAGGAACAACCGGAACAACCAGAACAAGAGATTGTTGAAACAGTTGAAGAAGTTGAAGAACCGGTTATAGAAGAAGAAAGTGTTGAAACACAACAAGAGCCCGAACAAGTAGAAGAAGTTGAAGAAATAGAAGAACCAACGGAAGAAACGTGGCAAGTAGAAACGTTAGGTCAATTAGCAGAACAAATTGAAGTAGATGCTGCTGATTTATATAATTTAAAAATACCGGTAAATGGTTCTGACGGTGAAAGAAAAGAAATAACGATTGGTCAATGGAAAGATGATTGGCAGTCTAAGGAAAAATTTGAAAAAATTGCATCTGAAACGATAGCAATAAAACAAAAACTGGAAGACCAGTTAAACAGAGAAATACAACAATTTGAAAAAGATTCGCAACAAGGAGCAGAATTTTTACAAGAGTTACACGAAAATTTTCTAAATGAGTTTAAAACAGTAGATTGGAAGACGTTAGAACAGACAGATCCAACACAATTTGTGATGCAACGTCAAAAATTTGCTGATAAACAAGCCTATTTAGAAAATTTACGAAGCAAAGCAGCCCAAAATTGGGAGCTTCGCCAAAATGAATTTAAGGAAAAGCGTGTTAAAGCGATGGGAGAAGCGATTGAGAAAGAGCAGAAAGCATTGTTAAACGCTATACCAGAATGGAATGATGAAAATGTATATAATGCAGAGAGTGCAAAAATCCGTCAATTCCTCAAAACGAATGGATATTCGGAAGATCAGGTAAATAATATAACCGATCATCGTTTTTTTGTTATGGTCAGAAACGCGATGCAGTTAAACGATTTACAAGATCAAACGAAAAAAGTTCGTAAAAAAACAGCAGCAAAGGTTGGTAAAAAAATCCTAAAGCCAGGAGCAAAACGAACTAATGCAGCAATTAAACAGGACGCGGCTAATAAAGTGCGACAAAATTTGAAAAAATCAGGTTCAGTTGACGATGCAGCCGCAGCAATTTCTAACCTATTTAATAGTAGAGGATAAGTAAAATGGCAGTACCAGCAGGTTCATACCAAACTTACACAGCGATTGGTCAAAGAGAAGATTTGACGGATATTATTTATGATATTAGTCCTATGGACACTCCGTTTCTAACTAATTCAGCAAGAGAAACTGCTACAGCGACTTTATATGAGTGGCAAACAGACTCTTTGGCTTCTGCTGCTAGTAACGCTCAAATAGAAGGTGATGATGCAACAACTAATACCGCAGCACCTACTTCTCGTTTGGGAAACTACACGCAAATTTCCACTAAAGTACCTAGAGTGACGGGTACGCTTCAAGCAGTAAACACTGCGGGTCGTAAAGATGAGTTGAGTTACCAGATTTCCAAAAGAGGTAAAGAACTCAAGAGAGATATGGAAACTGCATTAACTTCAGCACAAGCCGGTACAGCTGGTGGTGCAGGAACAGCAAGAACATTGGCCGGTTTAGGTGCATGGTTATCTACTAACCAAGTACAACAAGGGGCTAATGCGACTACTCCAGCAACTACTTCTGGTGTCCCAGGAACGGCTCCAACAGCAGGAACCGCAGCTACTTTTGTAGAAGCAAACCTAAAATCTGTTGTGAAGTCATGTTGGGATAACGGTGGAGATCCTGGGGTTATTATGGCAGGGTCTTTTAACAAACAAATAGCATCAGGTTTTGCTGGTATCGGTACTTTGTACAGAGATGCTCAACCTAATGGTGGATTAGCTCCTGGGTCAATTATTGGGGCTGCTGATATTTATGTATCAGATTTTGGTCAACACCAAATTGTTGCTAATAGATTTCAACCGGCAGGAACAGTATATGCACTAGACATGGAATACTGGTGTGTTGCTTATCTTCGTGGTATTCAAACAGAAGACCTTGGTAAAACAGGCGATTCCGACAGACGTTTGATTATTACAGAATATACGCTTGGTTCTAAAAACGAAGCAGCTTCTGGTAAAATCTATACAACTACTACATCATAACCTCCCAAAGTGTAGTAATAATGGGGCTTGGTCAAACAAGCCCCTATTTTTAAGAGGATTAAGTTATGCCAAAAAAGACTTATAAAGGCAATAAAGAAGCAAAAGGGACGGAAACCTTTTCTAATAATAAAAGCCAGTTTATGAAAAATATTAATAATTTTTCTAGTAAAGGGCTAAAACAAATGCCACAAAATGCAACATTTGGAAAAATGTCTAAAACACACGCATGAGTAAACGTTTATTAGATTATGATCCTATAACTCGTACTCAAACATGGCATGAGTATGATGAGGTTAACAATGTAACCACGATTGCAGAGGTGCAAGACGTAGAGCCAGCATTAAATTTGAACAAAGCTGTTCAAAATTATGATGTAGGTGGAGCTAAAGGATTGAATGAATATTCTAAACAAGGCATCAAAAATGATTGGTGGCACGTTGCGTCTATACCTAATTCAGTAATCATCAAATGGAAAAAAGAGAAAGGCATTGATATTTTTAATAAAAATCAATGGAATGAAGTAAAAAAACTCTTGAACGATAGCGAATACGCATATTTGAGAACTGGAACGGGGCGTGTCTGAATTATTATTAGATATACATAACGCACTACAAAATAAAGACGTAAAATTTGCTGGAGCAGCATTGCTTGAGCATTTTTATGATAATCCTGATGATCCAGAAGGATTAGTGTTATTAGCTCGGTTTTTTATAGACGGGGGTAAAGCTCCGTTTGCCTATCCTATAGTAAAACAAGCCGTATTACAGAAACGCACTTGGCGTACTTTAATGATGTTAGGTGCGACAGAAGCAGTATTACAAACCCCCCAAAAAGCGGTAAAAACCCTAAAAACGGCATTAAAAATGATGCCAGTAACAGAACCGCCTAACCATAAAGCAATGATTTACCGATTAATAGCTAATGCTTATGTGCAAGGATTTAACTTTGCAGAAGCAGAAAAGTGGGCAAAAAAATCATTAGATATCGAACATCACGCACAGGCTCATACTGCGTATGCGTTTGCTAAATTACATAAAAGAGAATGGCGAGAAGGTTGGTATCATTATCAATTTCAATTAGGTCATGCTGATTTTAGAGATAAACATGATTATGGTTTACCGGAGTGGCAAGGTGAGAAAGATGCAAAGTTATTAGTATACGCAGAACAAGGGTTAGGCGATCAACTAGCATTTATGAGTGCGTGTCCTATTAAACCTACTCAATTAAATTGTAATAAAAAATTAGAAACATTATTTAAAAAAACCTTTCCTAATACCCAGGTATTTGGCAAACAATTTGATAAACAGGTTAATGAACCGATTATTGCAACGCATCAAACGTCTATGGCTACAATGATGCAATGGTCAGAAATGAAACCTAGAGGAGCATATTTACAATTAGTTCCAGAAAAAATAGCTATGTGGAAAGGTTTATTATCGACATTAAAAGAAAAAATAAATATTGGCATAGCGTGGACAGGAGGCATGGCTGGGTCCGATGGCTGGAGGAATAGAAAATTAGAACTCGAACAACTGTTGCCAATATTAGAATTACCAGTAAATTTTATATCCTTACAATATAAAGACTATTCGGAAGATATTTTAGAATTATTAAAAACACGCGGAATAAAAATACATGATTTCCCGTGGGGAACAATGTCTCCGGATTATGAAGATACCGCAGCATTAGTAAATTGTTTAGATGCGGTCGTTTGTGTACCAACTACAGCCTATCATTTAGCCGGAGCATTAGGAAAACCCGCATTTGTAATAGTGCATGATAATCCGCATTGGCATGAAGGAGTTGAAGGTGATTGTCCGTGGTGGGAAACGGTGGAGTTTTATCGACGGCCACAATTAGGCGTAGAAGGAGCAATTAAAGCAGTCAGGAATCGAATTCGGGGTAAATTTTTACAGGATTAATTATGAGAATATACATAGGGGTAGATCCAAGACAACCAGTAGCGTATAACGTATTACATTGGTCAATAGTGCGTAGATCATCAAAACCGGTAGCAATAGTGCCGTTAGTATTACCAGCTTTGCCAATAACCAGAACTGGATTAACCGATTTTACTTACAGTCGATATTTATGTCCTGCTTTAAGTGGATATCAGGGTATTTCAGTATTTTTAGATGCTGATATGTTAGTGTTAGGAGATATACAAGAGTTACAATCGTTTGTTAATGGTCAACATTCAGTATATGTGCGTAAAAGCGAAAATCAATTTGAATGGCCGTCATTAATGGTGTTTGACAATGCTAAATGTCAAAAATTAACAACTGAATATATAGAAGATCAAACAAGTAACCCACAATCATTTGAATGGGCAGAATCAGTTGGTGATTTACCTGAAGAATGGAATTTTTGTGTTGGGTATGAAAAAACAGATGAAATCCCAAAATTAGTACATTATACTGCGGGGATACCGGATTTTTCGGAAACTAAACATTTAGACTATGCAGGAGAATGGTTAGCAGAAAAAGAATCAATGACAAGTAATTGCAGTTGGTTAGAGCTAATGGGCGATTCGGTTCATGCAGATTTAGTGCTTCAAGGGATACAGGAGCGTAAAAAAACATGGCAATTACGACATACGCAGAACTCAAAACAGCAATCGCAAACTGGACAGCCAGAAGCGACTTAACTGCTTATATAGATGAGTTTATTGATTTAGCTGAAACGTATATTAAGCGTGATCCGGCACACCCAGACAGTCCAGAAATAGGCGGTGTTCGTGGCAATATACAACGAGCAACAGGCACATTATCAACCAGTGCATCAACTTTAGCGTTACCCACGGATTTTTTAGAAGGATACAGATTAAATTTAACATCAGATGCAGATTTTGTGGTGTTAAGATATGTAGCTCCTACGCAACTATCATTACACCATAGGTCAGGTACGGGTAGACCATCATTTTATACCATATCCGATGTTATAGAATTTGATGTTAAACCAGATAGTGCATATCCATACGAATTGTCTTATTACCCCCAAGTAACCGCATTATCAGATAGTAATACTAGTAATTTTGTATTAACTGGTTATCCAGATGTATATTTAAGTGCGTCTTTATTTCATGCGTTTCGTTTTATTCAAGATGAGCAATCCGCGGCTAGTTGGTTAAGCCAATATAAAACGTCTGCTTGGACAGCATCAGAAACATATCGAAGACCCAGGGCATCGCAAGGGTCAGTAGGTATTAAAACAGATTCGGCGAATCCATAATGCCAGTAGCTACTTACACATTTGGTGATTTTCGTCCTGATTTACCGGATATAGGAACAAAAGGGGTAACATTAGCTAAAAATGTTGTACCTAATGAAAGTTCTTATTTGCCCTTTAAAGGTATGTCTATAGATACAACAGCATTAACGGCATATGCAAGAGGAGCTATTGCACTATCGGATAAAGATGGTAATACAGAAACGTATTGTGGTGATGCGACTAAGTTATACCGATTAGTTAATTCTGGTGGCACGTTAACTTGGACAAGTATAGGCGGTTCGACTTATGCAACAGGTGATGAAAATTATTGGCAGTTTATAAAATGGGGCGAAAAAGTTATAGCCACTAATCGTGACAATAATATTCAGATAGCCGATTTTGGTGGTGGTACATTTGGTGATTTAGGCGGTAGCCCACCCAAAGCAAAACAAATAGGCGTAGTAAGGGGATTTATTGTTTTAGGTGATATAGATGATGGAACTGAATATGTAAGCCGATTGCAATGGAGTGGATTAGAAAATGAAACGTCGTGGGGAACTATCCCAACTACTCAATCAGATTTTCAAGATTTAGTAGGTGATGGCGGTAAAATAATGGCCATTGCTGGTGGAGATATTGGTGTTGTATTTCAAGAACGCAGTATTTGGGAAATGGAATATGTAGGTACACCATTAGTATTTCGGATTAAAGAAGCGTCGGTAGGTATGGGGACTCCGGCATCTAAAAGTGTAGTGCGATATGGAAATTCGGTATTTTTTCTTTCACAAGACGGTTTTATGCGATATGACATTGGTGGTGGTTTAACGCCTATTGGTGATAAACGTATTGATCAATGGTTTTTTGAAAGAGCAAATAACCTTAAATACCATAGAATTACAGGTATTATTGACGTACCTAATGCAAAAGTTATGTGGAGTTATTGTAACGGCGATGGCGATCCAGATGAAATATTAATTTATGATTGGAAAACCAATAACTGGAGTTATGCAGAAGTTAGTCATGAAATGATATTTGGAGGGCGTGGTGTAGGATATACGCTGGATGGATTAGATGCGGTATCTACATCATTAGATGCACTACCAGCGTCATTAGATGCAGATATCTGGAAAGGTGGGCAGTTAGCCGCTTATGTATTTAATACGGAGCATAAATCGGGAACATTCGGCGGTGCAGCGTTAACAGCCAGATTAGAAACTGGTGAAATTATGGGCGAAGATATGGATATGTTATTTCTTGATAGAGTGCGTCCATTAGTAGAAGGTGCAACAGCTACTAATACGGTATTTATGGCGACTAGAAATACATTAAATACAGATTTTACTTATGGTTCTGGTGTAACTGAAAATACGATTGGCGAACATAATTTTAGAGTACCAGCAAGATACATTAGATTACGTTTGGATATTGCTAATGGATTTGAAAAAGCAGTCGGTGTACGAGCCAATATTAAATCAGGGGGCATTAGATAATGACACCCGAACAAGAACGACAATCATTATATAATTTAAACCCATTTTTGTTTGGGTATAGTTCTAATAACATTAGTAATATTCCTGATGTGTCTCCACGGCAAACTGGCCAAAGAATAGAAACTGGTCGTGGTTCTTATTACCATGTTAATGCAGACGGTGACATTGATCGAAGCCAAGAACATTTTGTTAGTGCAAAAGATATTCCATTTGATCAACCAGGATGGGTAACATCTTTTTATGGTTGGAATGAAAATCCAGAACAAATATGGTCGAACATTAATAAATGGACGACAGAACAAAACCCCAACGAAAAAAACCGAGAAAACTTTAATCAAGATTTACGAGCTTATGCTTCCCAATCTGGAGAAGCATCAATGCGTGAACAACAACAGTTATTAAATACGTTTTTAGATACTGGAAAAGTACCAGAAGGGTTACGTTCAGGTTTTGCTATTGACGCATTAGATTATGCGTTTAGAGAAATGGGTCGAGGTCAACAACGTAAATCCCCTGGGTTTATAAGTAGTTTTGTTAATGCTTTTAATCCGGTGCGTATGATGATGATTGGGGCAGAAAAAGAAGCAGTACAAATGACGGGAGAAGCCATTAGAGGCGGAAAGGATGATAAGTATAGTGATAGTTATTGGGAATTAGATGGAGAACAAATAGTTTCTCCAACTCAAGGACAAGATGTAGAACGCAATGAAACAGAAGCAGAACGATTATTCAGAGAAATTTTTGAACGTTCTCAAGATTATCAAACAGCATTAAATGTATTTCGTAGTCAATATCCTCAATATAGTGGAATGACTCCATCAGACCCTACGACTAGCACAAGTCAAACTAGCACAGGCGCAAATGGACAAACAGGCACAGAAACAGGTACAAACACAGGAACAAATGCAGGAACCAACGCAGGAACGAGTACAGAAACAGATAATAGAGAAGATGTAGCAAAAGAAATTATTAATATGGGGTTATTGAGCGAAGCATTAAAACCTTTAAAAGAACCCCCAAAAGAAGGAATATTGCCTACATTTGAAGATCCTACGTTGCCAACAAGAAGAACAGGTTTTGGTCCAATTCCTACATTAAGTAACAATGCGTTAAGTAACAAGGCGTTAGCACCGAGTACGACGGCTGTATTAAATAATCCTTTTATAAATACAGCTAATAAGATTGCTGTTCAACGAGGAAGACGCAATTTGCCGGTAAATAATAGGATGTATAAACAAAATCCGTTTAAAAAGGCATTAAGAGGTATAAGTAATTTTTTTAGTCAACCGTATAATCCAAGCGTTAAAAGCCCTAGAAAAGCCAGTGGATTAAGTATGTTGGAAAGAGAATATGATTTTGCACCAGAATTTCGTGGTAGCGGACTTAGGCCAATAACAGAGTTTGGAACAAGAACAAAACCTTCTATTAGCCCATTAACAACGGGCGATAGAAATCCTTTTAAATCATATAATGACCGTATGTTACAAGAATTTGTGAGGACATTGTAATGGCAGATGAAGAAATTATAACCACTAGAAGTACCCCGTATTTTTCTGAAGATTTAGATTATATTGCTGATGAGGCAGAGCGTCTTTACAGAGAAGGTGGGGTAGACACTTACGGTAAAACATTGTTACCAGATATGTCTCCAGAAAGACGAGATGCGTATGACATGATGGAATCAATAGCGAGAGGTGGCGGTGGTGTATCGGATGCTGCGGTATCTATGTTATCAGATACGTTAAGTGGCCAATATTTATCGCCAGAAACTAATCCATATTTAAAAGGAATGTATGATGATGCTAGTGCTGCATTAGGCGAAGCATTTCGCAGAGAAACAATTCCTGGGTTAGCTGCACAATTTGCTAGTGGTGGTCGATATGGTTCGGGAATGATGACAGAAATGTTAGGCCGTGGACAAGAAGCAGTAGCAGATAGTATGGGCGAATTAGCTAATAAATTATATGGTGGTGCATACGAATCAGAACGAGATCGTATGTTAAAAGGATTGGGATATCTTCCAGAAGTAGAAAAATCACGATATTTTGATGCGGATAGATTAGAAGATGTAGGGTCTAACAGGGAAATGTTTCAAAGAGAACAGTTAGCAGATGAATATGATATGTTTATGCGAGAACAGTTAAATCCTTATGAAAATTTATCACGATATTTAAATGTAGTAGGTGGAGATTTTGGAGGTGATGTATCACGCACTGAGCCAGGGTTAAGTGATTTTGAAAAAGCATTAGGATATGCCGGTGAAGTAGCCGGAATAGGTGCAGATATTAGAGATATTTTTCGATAGTAATTAGTAACGAGATTAGAGGTTAGTCATGGCAGAAATACGAGATTATTCTGTAACAGCAGACGATAATAATGCCGCAAGTCCAAATGGCATGGCTAATGGTTGTGCCCCATCGACGGTAAATGATACATGGCGAGAAGGCATCGCTAGAATGAAAAGATGGTATGAGGACTGTCAGGGAGCCAAAACAACTACGGGTAGTTCTAATGCGTATCTTTTAGCGGCATCAAGGGTAGTGGCTAGTTATGCGGCTGGTGATGCGTATATGTTTAAAGCCAACCATACAAATACCAGTGCTGGCAGTACATTAAATGTAGATTCGGTAGGTGCTAAAGCGATCGTAACACCCACAGGGGCAGCAATAGCAGCGGGTTCTATTACAAGCGGTGGCGTTTATTTAGTGGCTTATGAAGCGTCAGTAGATAAGTTTATGTTAATTGGCGGTAGTCATTCAGGTGGCGATAACCCATTTATTTATAACTCCTCACCGACTTTAACGCTTGAAAACTCTACCTCAGAAGATACATCTGGCGGTAGGGAATCCCAAGTAGTATTCAAGGGATTGCAAAGTGGTTCAGAAGAATCGACATTAGTAAAAATAACAGCATCGCACGAAGGGACATCTGATGATCAGAAAGGCCAGTTAGTTATTGGTGTGAATGATGGCAATGATAATGACGCACCGACAACCGCTATCACGGTATCGAGTACAGGCAACACAACACTGGCTGGTAATTTAATTATTCCTGATGCTGGAAATATTGGTTCAGCTAGTGATACCGATGCAATAGCCATATCGTCTGGCGGTTTAGTTACTGTCTCTCAAGATTTAACAGTGAGCGATGACGTAACAATAGGCGATGATTTATTGTTAGACAGTGATGGTGCAGTCATCAAGCTCGGAGACGATCAAGATGTAACCCTAACGCACGTTGCAGACACAGGCGTTACGTTATCTGCTGGAGATAACGATACAGTATTACAAATAGATTCAAATAATGCTGATGCTGGTTCTGCTCCAAAATTAGTTTTGAATCGAACAACAGATAGCCCTGCTGATAATGATAATGGTGGGGTTATTAAGTTTGATATGGAGAATGACAATAACCAGCAATTTAACGCGGCAAATATATTTGCTAAAGCTACAGACGTTTCTGACACTACAGAAGATTCTTCGTTACATTTTCAAACAATTACGGCTGGTTCATCAGCAGATGCTTTAGTTTTAGCAGGAGGTAGAATTAGCTCTAGTGCTTACAGTCCTGCTGGTTCAATAGTTCAGGTAGTAGTTTCAGCGGCCGCATCAGCTTTTACGACTTCTACTAGTTTTGTTGATGTAACTAATGCGTCAGTAGCAATAACCCCAGCTTCTTCGGGTAATAAAATTTTTGTAATATCTAGTGTAGATGGTTTTCAAGGAGGGGTAAGCGGAGTTAACCAAATTTACACCCAATCATTATATCGAACTATATCTGGAAGCGATATAGGATTAAGCACCAGATATTTATCTTCGCAAAGTGGTAGCGGAGGGTTGCAAATTTATGCTGGAATAGCACACGCAGTTTTAGATGCACCTTCTACAACAAGTGAAATAACTTACAAACTACAACATAAGGTAAGTAATTCAGGGGGTTCTGCTGGTGTCAATTCTGGAAGCTACATTATTGCAATGGAGGTACAAGTTTAATGAACATACCTACAATGTTTGACGCTCTTATAGCATTATGTCCAGGGTCTGAATGGACTTGTGACGGCACTTATAATTCTATCATTTGGCATAAAGGTAATGGCTATGAAAAGCCAAGTGAATCTGCAGTTAATGCAAAAATTACAGAAATAGAAAATGCAAAGCCAATGGTAGAACTAAGACGGCAACGTGACGCAAAACTTACAGCTACCGATTGGGTTGTGACAAAAGCAGACGAAACAAACAGTGCAGTGGCGGATAATTGGAAAACGTATCGACAAGCTCTAAGGGATTTACCTGCAAGTGCAAGTCCAAGTTTAGATAACGACGGAAATCTTATAAATGTTACATGGCCGACAGAGCCAAACTAAGTGTGGAATATTACGAAGGCGGAGCAATAGTTGTTGTATTAGGTATGGTAGGAGGAATGTGGGTTTTTCTCCAGAAACTAATTACATCAAAGTTAAAAGAGTTATATGACATATTAGTTAAGTTAATTGATCGATTTAATAAAGCTGATGATTCAGCAGATAGACGGCATGAATTATTAGTAGAGGAGATTGATCAGTTAAAGGAACAAGTAAGTCAGTTAAGGGAAAAAATAAGTTTTTTACAAGGAAGGATAAACGGTAAAAGTGTGCAGTAATGGTAGAACCGCTCAGTGTTATTGCGGCAATCAAAGTATGTTCGAGTGCTGTAAAACAAGTAAAACATCTAGTAGAGCAAGGTGCAGAAATACATCAGTGTGCCCAACACATCAGTAACTTTTTTGCAGCCAAACAAGATATTGAAAAAGCCAAAGCACGAGCCGAAAATCCTCCAATATGGAGAAAAGTATTACAACCAGAGTCTGCACAAGCTGAAGCTATAGAAGCGGTAATACAGAGGAAGCGTTCTATTGAGTTAATGGTAGACTTGCATAGAACGTTAAAAATGCGATATGGGGCAGATATTTGGACTGAAATAGTAGCAGAACAGCGAAAAATTGAAGCAGAACGACAACGGTTATACTATGCAAGGAAAGAGTTAATACGCAAATGGACAGAAGGAATACTAGTCGTTTTAGCGTGTATTTTAAGTGTAGGGATTGTACTTTTATTTATTTATATTGCAATGAACCGAGAGCAATAATATGGCAATAGACCCAAAATACGATATAACACAACCATTAGATGACCCACAAGATTATTCTGGTATGTCTAGCAATGTTTTATTTGGTAACGAAATGCGTAGCAGGCCGAATAATTCAATGATGATGTCTAGGCAAGGAGGAATATTGGGTGGTAGTAATAATGTAGGAATGTTAGGTGCAGAAAATGCAGCCGCACAAGCCAAACGAATTTTTGATGAACGGCAAATGCGTGATAGGGAAAGCATAGAACGATTACGAAATAGTATAGGCCGTACAGAGCAATTTTTAGCTGATACACCGCCACCTCGTCCATATACCAGAGCCGATGCGTTAATTGACCGTTTAAGAGCGTTTGGTACAGGTCGTGGCGGTTCTAAAACACGCAGAATATTTGATTCCCTGGGTCGTGGTCGTCAAATGTCTCAGGAAAATGCGTTATTACGTCGTCAACAAATGAGTGATTATTTAGGTTCTCAATCTCAATTAATGGAAGGTTACAACCAATTATCGGGATTAGAAAACCAAGTAGGGCAAGACCAAATAGTTGCAAACTGGATTGATACACTACCAGATGCACAACTTAGAGCATTATATTACGGAAACCCAGAGTTAGCCCGTGATGAAATGATAAAAAGTTTTGCATCGCCAACTGCTTTAACCCCACAAAAAACAACCAAAGTATTATCGCGAGAAGCATTGTTACGTTTAAGTGACTCGGATCTTCAATTTATGGGTGTAGATAGAACAGCGATAAATGAACAGCCACAAGGTAGTTTTTTTGAATTTGGGTTTCAACCAGGAACTACATTTAACGAAAGGGGTGTCCCTACGCAACTTAATCGTTTACAGACATTTGAACCCAAAATTCCAACAGGGGCACAATTAACTAGTCAATTTGAAGATCCTTTTTCTCAAACAGTAGGTAAAATAACCCCCAAAACGGGAGTATATGTAATACAAAATGAAGGACTTGATCGAGAAATAGAAATGATTACATCTACTGGAAAGAAAAAAATAGTTAAATTAAGTGATGTAGTAGAAGCTGGAGATATTATTGATAAACAAAGTACAGAAAAACAAGGTGTAGGTATAATAGTGAAAGACCCTGATAATCCTGCTAAAACAGGATTTATAAGGTTTGTAAAAGGCACTATGACACCATCTACAGTATCTCAAATAGGTGAAGGTTTATTAAGTGGCGAACAAATAGTTAAAAGAATAGATGAATTAGTAGAAGACAATACGAGCATAGACACATTATTGAAGTATATGGAAGTCAGACAAAGGTCTCCAGTGGGATTTAGGGGTTTGGTGTCGGATCTTACGGCAGCAATGTCAACATTGGTTCAAAAAGATCCAAATATAAGAAATTTAGATGAAGATCAATTATCGTCAGCACAAGGTAGAGCATTACTACAAGGTTTAATTGGTCGTATGAGACTAGAAGTAGTAGGCGGTGGCGTAATGACAGAACAAGATGCGTTAAGAGTAATTCAAGCTCTAGGTGGAGATTGGAACGCATTTCAAAATCCTCAAAGGGTAGCAAGAGCTATTGGTGATGTATTAAAACGAAAAATGAGGGGATACAATAAAAAGCACAAAACATTATCTAAACAAATAGATGCTAGTAATCGCTTTAGACCGCTTATGCAATTTGAAGTGCCAGAGTTAATAACATTAGACGAAACAACATTTGATTTTGAATTAACGATTCCGCAATATTTAGACACTTTAACAAAAAGACAAAAAGAGGGTAAAGCTATAGATAATGAAGTCCTCCAATTAGTAGATGATTTAGAAAACGGCCGTATAAGTAACGAGCATATTCAAAGAGTAAATAAATGGTTAGATGCTTTTTAATTACTAAAAGGTAAAATAAATGAGTAGTTTAAGTCAAAGCACTTTAGATCGAATTAAACAGCGTAAAAATAACCGGCAAACTACCGGAACTAGTTCTGATATTGCTACAGGATTCCGAGGGACATTGGAAAGCATACCGTTAGCGTTAGAAGATATTGTTAGTGATGCACGATTGTTTGGGTATCGTTTAGGTGGTGGCAGAATGAATCCTTTTGAAGGATTACAAGATCTTTTTGAAACACGCCAACGCGAAGATTTACAAGAATTTTTTGAAGGCCGAAAAGATTTAGAAAGAAGAATTGCAGCACACCAACAAAAATATGCACCCAATCAACAAACTGGTGGAGGTTTGGTAGGTAATGTGTTGGGTTATGGATTATTAGGAGGCGGATTAGGTTTAGGAAGAAATTTATTGCTTCGAGGGGCAGGACGACCAACTACCGTAACAGGGGCTACTGTTCCAGGGTTAGCAGCCACAGAAGCAGCATTAATACCTACATTAGGAGATGACCCATTTAGTTTGGGTAATAATAGAATGGGTAATATGTTATTAGCAGCCGGTTTAGGAACCGCAGCAGATAGAGTGTTAAGTGGTATAGGCAATAGGTTAACTACAGGAAGTGACCGTAGAGCAGCATTAGCAACAGACCCTAATTTTCTTTCTACAAGAACTAGACAACCATTACCACGGTCGCCACAACAGGACGTAACAGAGGCTGCTCAAATTGCTCAGAACGCAGGATATATTTTAGACCCCAAAGCAATACGGTCGGATTTACCTATTAGAACAGCGACAGCGAGATATTTTCAAAGTCCTAGATTATTACAATCTGCGATGGGCAATCATAACCAAGATGTAACTAATATTTTAGCTAGAAAAGTATTAGGAGCGGATGAAAACACATCTATAGAAAGTGCGATTACTAGACGAATAACTGAACTACAAAACAAATACGAAGGGTTTAGAAATATTGGAGAACAAGCCAAAGTATTTAAACGACGATTAGTAGATGATTTATATGGAATTAAACTAGGCGAATCTAGGCCAGATATTTTAAGTCGGTTTTCGGGTGCAACAAAAGAAGCTAGGGAACAACAAGCTAGAAAATTTAATCAATTTGCCGATTCATTAACAAAAATAAAAATTCAACCAGACAATATAGACCGATTAAAAACCTTATTAGAACAACGTATAAAATTAGAAAAAACGCTTGGTGGGCTAGGTACAGAACATAGAAATGTTTTAAACCAGGCTACCAGTATTTTAGAAAAAGGAGAATTAGAACCCGAATTGTGGATGGACGCAATTAAGGTGTTACGAAATACTAAAAGCAAATTGTTTAAAAGTGGGGATGCTGATACAGGACGTATTGTTGGTGAAATTAGTGATATTTTAGAAGATAGTGCAGAAAAACATTTTGTAGAATTAGATGAATTAATTGGTTCTCGCACTATTAATGATTTTTTACCAGATAATGTAACTGTTAATCCACAAGGTCAATTATTAGATGCAAGTGGTGAAATTATTCCAGATTTACAAATTCCTAAATTTGGTAAAACGGTACAAGAGTTTAAAGATGCCAGAAAACAATATTCGCAAGCGGAAGCAATAAGAGAAGCTACTGTCGGAGATATGGTAGATGCTGAAAAAATATATAACATTGGTAAAACTAAACCGTTAACCGATGAATTAGAAACTATTGCTAAAACTTACGAGTATTTTGGAACTGGTCAAGGTACTAGTCCAAGAAATGTAATGCAGTTTGGTAAAACAGATGTTCCGCGAACTGATGCACAATTAGGGACGTATACGTTGGCACAATTAGCGGGGTCATTAGCAAGTCCAGTTTTAGATAGAATATTGCCAAAACCAACCCATGCGTCGGCGATATTATTAGGAGGGTTGGAAAGTCAGCCACGAATACGGTCACTGTTAATGGATCCAGCAGGATTTGGACAAAAAAACGTATTGCCTCCATCTTTAGGGTTATTAGATAGAACCTTGCAAGCCCCGAATGTAAAAAGAGCGTTAAATGCTCCACTAGTTCAAAGTGGTTCACGACAATTACTAGCACCGGCATTAGGGGCTGGAACCTCAACATTTGCTGTTGATCAAACAGATTTATTATAATGGCGACTTCTGGTTCTCTTATTGCCCAAACTAGGCCATCGAATACTACGGCTAGTACGGCATATACTGCTACTCTTAAAACCTCTATTTCCCGCATTATAGTGGTCAATACCACAGGGTCGGCTGCCACTTTTCGTTTATTTCACGATGACGATGGTTCGACCTATGACGAAACAACCGCCGTCGTCTGGGACAACAGTATAGCTAGTGGTGGTTACGTTGATTTACAAGCCTATTTGGACGCAGGAGCGATAACTATAGCGGTATCTGGAACGTTAGGGGTACGGTCTGGTACGGGCAATGCTTTGACGTTTAATGTTTATGGTCAGGTTGAAGACGCTAGATAAGAAGAATCAGTTAAAAGCGATTGGCGATTTCTGCCGGTCTATTTATTTTTGGATTATATTGTTAGTGACGTTAACGTGTATTTGTGGGTATTTAGTGGGTACGTTGTTGTGGTGGACGTTTGAAATTTAACTAATGTTCTGTAATGCCCAATGTGTCCAATGTTCACGCAATTCGTTCTCTTGAGCTTCTATGTCTTGCCAATAGGTAGGATTTTCACGTTGTTTAATTAACTCTTGTAGTTTTTCTTGTAGATGTTCAATCATTTCCTCATATTGTACGCGACTGATTTTACGCGACGTATTGGATAATTGACGTAACTCATCAACTACTTCGGAACCATACGTTTTAAGCATAAAAGGAAAATATTCCGCACCGTTGCCACCCAGGTTAATGTTGCACCGGTAACACTGAGGGTGAATATTACGAAGATCCCACGCGGTAGCATTACCTTGTGCTTTCGGGATAAAGTGACCAGCTTGCATTTCTTTATAATGTCTAGTGTGACCGCACGTTACGCATGAGCAATTATCGTCAAAGTCTGAACCGCGTAAACGAACATATAAACTGGTTAACTTCCATAACTTATTGCGTAAAGACGTAATTGTTTTAGTTTTGGCCATAATAATCCCTAAGATTTACGTTGATTAGCATTAATAGACCGCCAAACATCAACAGTCATAATAAGCCGTTCTCTCTCTAACATTAATTTCATTCGTTTAAATTCAGCCTCAACGAGCTTGTCTTTAGCCTGGGTGTATACATCGCTTTGTAACGCTACACGTTCCTTTTCGGCGATGGTTCCGGTGTCAGGTTGCCCTTTAGCTTTCGCTATAGGAAGACCCAATTTAGCGGAAGTGTAATCAGCACAAGAACGAGCATATTCCGCATCGGAATCTGGTAGCCGTTCCAAAACTTCATCTATATCTTTTTCATTTGGTAAATATTTAAACCCCACAACATCCCTCACATTCATCTAATAATGACATTTGACTCGCGTTTTCTAACGTAAAAAAATCGACTTCGTTTATAAGTACAGTAATCATAAAAATAGTCCTTTTACATAATTCCTACAACTTTATGCGTTTGAATAGACAAACGCCATTGTGGGTTGTTTAAACAATATTGTACGGTTATTTTGGCATTGTCGTAAAAATGGTCATTATCTTTAGGTTGCAAATAAAAGTGGTTAAAAGAATAATTAGCAAAAACATCTGGTGATATAGTCTGTTGTGGGTAAACTAATTTTAATTCATTGCCAGAGGTAACTTTTACGTTAGCTGTTTTAGGAGAAACAGTAACCCAATCAACATCAGCAACGATGGGATTCGACCCGTTGGTTTCTATTGCAGTAAAATAATTACATTGTTTTAAGTCATTAACTAATTCACTAGTAATTTGTAAAGTGGGTTCACCTCCCGTAAAAACCACAAATTTGTCACTATGGTCTACGCCCCATACGTCCTCTATTTTTTTAACTAATTCGGTAGCACTATATTCACCACCGTTTAAACCATCGGTTCCGACAAAATCGGTATCACAAAAAGAACAAGTAGCGGTATCTCTATCAAGTTCGCGACCACTCCAAAAATTACAGCCCGTGAATCTAACAAACACGGCTCGTTTGCCAGCATTAAAACCTTCTCCTTGTAAAGTCAAAAACAGTTCTTTAATCTTAAACACCATGACAATCAAACAATTCTAAATTTAATTGATTACCGGATGTACCAGACCACACACTAGCTTTGGCATGATTTTCCAAGCGATCCATAATGATAGCTGCTCTAGCAACAGGCGAATAAGGTGCATAAGCTCCTTTCCACACATTATCACGACAAATATTTCGAGCAAGGTGAGTACTGTCGGCTGACGCTAAAGGTAAATGGGCTAGTACGCTAGGATCTAACATCCGAAGCCCATGCAATTTAACAAAAGGTCGGCCACTAGAATCACAAATATAATTTAAAATTTCTTTGATGCGATTCCACCATGTTTTATTAGCTATTGTTGAAAATTGACCACTACTTCCTAATGCGATGCGGGGATAGTTATCTATCAAACGTTTCAATCTATCGAAACTTTCATGCAAATGAAACACGGGAACGCCAAAATGTGCAAAAGGCCATTCATCCAACAAATCATCGTTATCTTTCTCGTTGCCATCAATAACGTCTGGGATGCAAGCCCATTCGCATCCAGGGTGTTTCAACCAATGGTCAACCCAATCGTAAAACTTTGACCAATCAGTAACAGGTTCACCTTGTCGCCACGCCGAAAAAGCACCATTGTCCAAAACAAAAGTACGACAGACTTCAGCTAACACTTTAATTTGGTCTGGACGGTGAAACGACACCATAGCATCGCGGTTGGCCATTGCTTTCACAACATTAAGTATTTCGCCAGAAAGGGGTGTTCCATGATAACAAATCATTGTTTATTCTCGTTTTGTTTATGTGTTTTCTTCCATTTTTCGTATTTGGTGGATACCGTATGTGTTCCCTGTAGGTTTTCATCTCCGAATACGGGAGAGAATCTAGGTAAGTTTTTGACGATTTTGTTGGCGTTTATTTGGGCTTCTTCTGCGGTTCTGTAGACTCCCAGATTCTTTTTGGTGTTGCGATCCCAAAGCGTATACCGCCATGTTTTGTTCCCTATACTGCTTTTGCTAATAGTAAATTTACCATTATTACTCGCCATCCAGTATTTACCTTTAATTGTCCATTTCATAGGTCGTCTTTAGAACAACCTAGTAAGATTGCTCGTAACTCCTTGACCTTTTCAATATTCTCCTTCAGTTCTTCCTCGCTCGGTTCGTGAGTTAATTGGGGGACATATTCTTGTCTCGATTGCCACCCTTCACCGGCGAAACACATTTTGCGAAATTTAGGTAATGACGGTGGCCAATCCTCCCCACTTTCTACCACATTCCGAATACCACGTTTTATGTGAACTGGTTTCAAATCATGTAATCCCACTATCCAACTGGTACAAGGATCCTCGCCGTATTGAGACACGAATTTACTACCGTATAACTCAGTCAAAGTTACCCAAAGCGTAGATATTGTCTCTGTGGGCAGCCTTGGCTTTTTCTCGTACTCGCTCGACGGCTGATTGTTTTTTATTAGATTCTGTATTCGCTCCATATCGGCAATCTTCCTTTTTATAAACTGTGAGCCATTCCGACTCCATGGCACTTTCGAGAAGCAACACTGGATCGTATCCTTCCAAGCGAAACCGTTCTAGTTTATTCAAAAACATACGTTGGCTTCTTATTGTAAACTTTTTGGTCTTTTCTTCTCGCCGGTAGGCAACAAAATCCTCCCACAATGCCACCGGCAAATAATCGGGTGGATCTAATATCTCGTTTTTCATGTTATCTCCTTAAAACATTTGTCGTTGCACTGGTACACAACCCCCAGAATCATATCTTTGGGTTTTACCTTTTGGATAAGGTTCAATGGGGTAATTTAAACTATCAAGCAATTCACGTTTTTGTCTTTTATTACCACAAAAATAGACGTATCTATGTTTCCTTGGGCGTTCTACCTGCGGCTGGCCAGATGGCTGATGACGATTGTGAACATTGGTAAGATAACAATTTTCTGGATCAGTTCGTTTAGCACTCAATCCTGTGTAGATAAAATTTGTTGCTTGATAGATATACCCCACATGATGCTGTGCGGTATCAGCATAGCTCACCACAATTTTAGGCGTTGGTAACAATTTTAACGAATGAGCTATCAAATAACTGGCTTCATTTTTTTTGTTATTTTCTAAACAAAGTCGGTTCAATTCTAAAACGTCATGCCGATATTTTTCCCCACAAATTCCTTCACACAAAGATGGAGAAGCTGGCAACCCATAAGTAATCACGCCTGTTAAATCATTTTCAATAAAAAGTCCAAATGAAAAACTAATAGACGGTAAGCGTTTGGCATAATGTTTAAACTTAAGCCAATCATATGTTTCCCAATTTTTAATAGATTTTACTTTCAATCATACCTCCTTTATGTTCGCCCACAATTCGCCATTTTCCGGTGAAGGGCATTGGATATTTTTCTCCTTATCCTACCTTCAAAAGCTCAAAAAAGCTCCGGTAATTCTTCCGTATGATTAAACTCTTTCGAGCTTCACCGGTGGGGCGACATGGCGGGTCGTATATCCCCTAGTCGGCTTTTCTTCCTAGCAGCGACCGACAAACGCTCCTCGTATCGTCAGGAGTACGCGAAATTGGTTTTTGGGAATACTTTTGATAGACTAATTTTGTCCGAAGCTCCCAAAAAACCCCCGTTTCGGATAGCGGTGCGATCTCCCCATAGGTCGCATCGCACTTTCAACTATTGCATGAAATCTGTCATGCTTTCATAAATTAAATCAGAACCTAGCTCAGTGATCACCCAGGTCGTCGCATTTTTCTGCGAATCAGTACATTTTCGTATTTCGGCTTTCTCAACCAAACCCAATCTTTCAAGGTCACTTAACCGGCGATTGGGGGTATGGAAACAATCGTACAATTTGATTTCGGGGAACATATCGTGGAGGAGATACGCGTATTCCCTTGCAGTTCGTCGAGGATGCTCATGTACAACCTGTAAAACTTTTTTTCGTAACAATGTCACTTTAGGCAGAATATCCATCGCGGCTTGATGGCTGGTGATAGGGTCGGTGTTCCGACGCAAAAATTTGGCTTCCAGATCCATAATAATCTCCTTTATTTTTAATTTAATGTGGGGCTTCATGGTCGCTAAAGGAGATGTAAATATACGATCAATCCGCCCCCAGGAAATAGTTATAGAGAGTTTGCACCATTTGGATTCGCGGGTTCGTCGTTTCCCGAAAACTCAATTTCTGAAGTGTACGGTACGGGATTTTTGTTCTTTGAGCAATGATCGGTAACTGACCTTTCCGCGTGTCCATCTCCTGTAACACATAACCCAAAATGTCTCGTTCTCTATCTTTCATAATCCGAGAATATCTGATATTTCTGAAAGATGCAACAATGGGTTGACCCGAAAGTGGGTTCATGTCAGAATTAGTCTCAGAAACCGTTAAAAAAGGAGATAAATGTGACTGAAAAGAAATTACGAAACCCTAAAAAGGGGTACGAATTATTCCAGAAAGATCCGGTAGAAAAGAAAATTCTGGAAACCATCAAAGTCCACAAGCACTTATTGTTCGACCAACTTCCTCAAAAAGTGAAAGACGAACTGATCTTTGAATGTGCCGCAAATCACTATTGGTTCGTGGATACTAGTCCCGAAAGAATCATCTACGCTATGCGAGAAATCCACAAAATTGAACAGCCAACTATGGAGATTGCGGGCTGGGCACGATTGCATTTCTTGTATGAGGAAACATTGAATAGCCTACGAAAAGATCATAAAGATTTCGTTGCCAGTAAATATGATCATTTTGTGGACATGGAAGTAAACGAGATTTGGAAAGATAAACTAGGGAGATGAAAATGGAAAAGAAAGAAGCAAAGGAAAAGATCAATGATTGGGTCAATGACAAAATCGAAATTCTGGGAATGGACGATAACACTGAAAAAAAATTTCGAGAGAAAATTGTGAAAAAAGTAGTAGGAGATGACGATGAAGGATAAAACACTTTTAGGAAATCTATTCGCTAATTTGGGCGTAGTCGAGGGGGTGGATACATGGGATTGCCACGGAACCCCAGTCATTAGTCACAAAGCCTTGGAGCGTGTGGCGGAACAACGAAATATTACTTTCGACGACCCAGTAGTCATTGAATCCGACCCCGAAAAGAAGATTTGCGTCATGCGAGGGAAAGGGCAAATGTGGGAGATGATAAATGGTCAGCCCAAACAAAAGGAAGCCTGGTCTACCGGTGAAGCCACTCCATACAACAACAAAAACACTTATCCCTATGCGATGGCAGAAAAGAGACTGAAAGATCGTCTTATTCTGAAATTAGTGGGGGTGTCGGGGTATGTCTATTCTGAGGATGAGTCGGACGATTTCAAGCGACCACCGGCAAAACTGTCGGAAACCAAATTTGACATTCTAATGAACAAAGTCAAAGAATTGCCGGAAGAGTCAGAAATTCGTGGACGGTTCATGAAAAAATACCCCACAAGGGATGCTATGGACGATTCAAAATTTGATGAGATTTGGAAATTTTTAAGTAAAGGAGAGAACAATGGAAATTCTAAGCGAAAAGGAGCTACCACAGGGAAGCGAAAAGTGGTTAAAGTTGAGGGAGGAAGTGGTCAAAACCGCGACCAGAACACCCCAAATAATGGGGAAAAGCCCGTATCTTCGTAAACAATATTCGCCAGCTGTTGCGACCGCCCGATTGATTCGGGGGTTGGACGAGGATTTTGTCAACGCAAAAATGAAGGAATCTATGGCGAATGGGTTGGAGAAGGAGGCTGATGTTCGAGCTATTTTGTCCGATCAAGGTCAAAAGTTTGAGCCAATGACTGTAATCAATGACGGTTATTTGGCTTCTCTCGACGGGGCAATCGTGGAGGATGGTAGAATTGTAAAGATTCTGGAAGTCAAAGCTCCCTCCAGTGAAACATCCCCTACTCTTACTCATTTGGACAAGGGAGAAATATGGGATTTGCATTTTTATCAGATTCAGCACCAGTTAATGGTGACTGAGGCTGAATGTGCAACGTTAATCATAGTGGATCCGCGTGATGGTGAATGGAAAGAATTTGGGATAGAACCGAATCCCAAAATCCATACCGAAATCAAACAAGCCTGGGAAGAAATGTGGTGGTTGCTAGAATGTGACGAGGAAGATATGACCGATTGCGTCCCGATTTCTCCGGATCAACGTCCATTGTTAGAAAACTACAAAAGGGCATTAGATAATTTGTCACAAGCGAAAGACGATTTTGCCGATGCTGAAAAACAAGTCATGGAAGCGATTCAATCAGGCGAAATCCCCATCAATTCGGAGGGGTTCCATTTGCGAATCGTGGAAAAGGAAGGTCGAAAAGGTTCCACCAGTTGGAAACGATTGGCGACTGTGGAATTGAAAAAACACAACGTAAACGTCGCAGATTTGGAGGCCGAATATAAAAACCCCGATAGCGAGTCAAAAATTAAAATTGAGGATTTAAGAAAATGAATGAAGCGAAACCGTATGTATTTTCGGGAAAAGTAATAGTCAAAAAAGAAATTCAAGAGATTTCAGATACGTTTAAAAAACTGGAAATGGTAATTGATACCGGTGGGGATTATCCAGAAACTATTCCAGTCGAAGCTATTAATGATACTATTGATTTATTAAACCCCATCAAAAGGGGCGATTTGGTAGAAATTACCGCCAATGTTAAAGGACGGCCTGGGAAGGGTAAATTTGAACATCGTCATTTTCTTTCGTTGAAAATTTGGAAAATTAAAAAAATTGGAGAGGATGTGCCGGTAGAGGAAAACGACTTTATACCGGATGATCTTCCATTTTAGGAGGGAACATGGACGTTTCACGATATTTTGATAAAAAGGAGCTAATTTGTCAGTGTGGTTGCGAAACTTGCGAGATGCAACCGCATTTTTTGGAGGCGTTGGATCAATTAAGGGAAGATTGGGGGAAGCCCATCGTTTTATCGTCTGCCTATCGGTGTCCAGATTACAATGAAAAGATCAGTAGTAGTGGTCGGGACGGTGCTCATGTTTTAGGTGTGGCGGCTGATATCCGCGTTGATAGAAAAAATGCTTATGAATTGCTAAAACTCGCAATACCGCGTTTCAACGGCATTGGCATTAATCAAAAGGGTACGGGTCGGTTTATCCATTTAGACCTCAAGACGGGCGATTTACGGCCTACAATTTGGAGTTATTAGATGATCATTAAGTTAATATTTACCGGTTTTATTATTTGGTCGGCTTTGAAACAATTCGGCATTATTCAAAAATATTCCGACAATTATCACGATAGAAACGTGACGATTATAGACCACAAAAAAAAGGGGGGATAATTCCCCCCCCTATTGATTAACCACCCAGGCTGTAGGAAAGCATTAAGTAATACTGCGATAGTGCAAAACACCCCAATAAAATAACGCTAATAGAAACAATGGCTAATGCTAATGTTTTGAAATCAGACATTTTTTAACCCCTTTATTTCCTCTAAAAATCGTTTGAAATCGCGGTTTTTCATCGCTCCAGCCACGCCACAAATCACCCCACCTTTTAAATGAATAGTAATTTTTCCACCGTCGTTAAATATTCTTGTTATAGTTTGCATGATATCTCCTTTATATTTTTATTCTGATTTTGCCGAAATGGATAGTTGATTTAAGACCCCTTTTCACTTGAAACGGTTTATTAAATCGGTGAATTTTGCCCAAATCATCGGGAACCATTTTTGGATGATCCTCTAACAGATCGAAGGGGATAGCTCCCAACGTCCCAGAATCCACGCTATATTCGCGTTTATTTTGGTCTAGAAAGCCACCATCACCGACAATCGTTGCCACCATAGCGAGAATTTTCCCCTTTATAGAGAGAAAAACCGGATTTATATCGTGGTTTTCTCGACGTTTCATATATTCGCGAAAAGCGAAACGTTTATTCTCCTCCGACAAGAAATAACACGGATCCCCGACGAAATAACGACCGGAGGGTAAAAAATGCAAGCATGACATGACCCAGGCTTTAACCTCATTTAAGGTATAATCGCTCATTTCTGGAAAATACTTGTTTCTCGCATCTTTTAACTTATCGTAGTCGGGTAAATTTAAAAAAGACCCAAACAACAAGAGACCGGCTTTCGGCGTTTGTTTCATCCCATCAGTAAGAACCACGTTAATGATCGTATGTTCTAAATCGGGGGAGCGGTTCACTTGACCAGCAAGATCGCGATCTCCCTTTTTAGAAAGTTTAATCAGCCATTGGCAACCATTGGGATCTTTAAAAATACATTTATGCTGTTTATTCACAATTCAATCTCCTTTAATAGTGTTGTATTCAAAATCCGATAAAGAAAACGACATTTCGCGAGTACGACCGGTCGCACTATCCGTTGATTTAATCTCATAAAATGGAATCCCGCCTTGCTCGTTTACTGCATCCTCACAATACGACAAGAAATCGTGCCAGAAATTATCGTCAAAAGCTGTGGCTGTATGAGCGGCTTTAATCTCTTTTTCTATCCTTTCAAATTCGCTATCTTTAATTTTGGTAAGTAAAAAATACATTAAAAAATCTCCTTTTTTTAGGGGTGTATAGGTAAGGGTGGCCACGGTTAAACGCGACCACGCCTCTATTTAACGGTCGGTTTTCGCCGATTATTTAATTTTTTCAATAATAACGTCGGTTCCGCCTTTCTTATAACATTTCAAACAATCGCGGCATTTTTGACCGGAACAGTTATCGGTGATGTGAGAATCACGCGAAATGTTATTAAAAACTTTATCGAAATAAGGAGGAGGATCACTAATGATTTTATCTACCTTCGGATTCGACCACACAAGAATCAAATTGGCTGGTTTTTGTCGTTTCTTAAAAAACGGTTTTATAATGTCGGTTCTCTTAGTCCATAGTGCGAAAGTACAATGATCGTTCCTTTCGGCTATCAAGCATATATTCTCTATATGATTAAAGCGACCAAATTTAATGGTTTTGCCGTTAATCGTTTGATCCGTTATTAATTCACCATGACCCGAAAAACGGAAAAACGCTCGATTAATATTCGGAATTTCTGAAGGTTTTAAAATCCTTTCAGCCAGGGTGGTATTCCGTTGGAACGCTGGAACGGCCGATTTTCGGAATGTTTTTAACATATTAACGCTATAGCACACCCCACAAATATCTACAGTTTTTCCCGCCTTTTGATTGGCGATTTTCGCCTTCTCATAACGTTTTAAACAAAAAGAATTAGTAAGGGTGTTAGTGTTAATAGCTCCGATATCGGTTAATTTACCCGACATTTTAGAAACGCCTATTTCGGCTAATATGGCCATGATTTAATCTCCTTTTATTAAATAACCACAAGGGATCCCACCCCGAAGGATGGGATCTATCTGGTTACTTCACGGAGAACAATTCGCCACGATCAACAAATACTTGTTGGCGGTTTTTATAGGCGATAGCTTTTACTTTTTGCCAATGGGGAAAAGATACCGTGTAAGATTTCCCGTTTAGT